TCATGGGCGCCATCGCCTGCCTCAATTTCGACCAGCGCGAGGGCCGCACGACCCTGGCCTTCCGCCAGTTCGAGGGCGTGGCCGTCACCTGTGACGATGACGGGGACTACGACGCCCTGATCGCCAACGGCTACAACTGCTACGCGGATTTCGCCACGGCCTCGGCCCAGTTCAAATTTTTCCAGAACGGCCAGGTGTCCGGCAAATTCGACTGGCTGGACACCTACTGCAACGCCATTGCGCTGAAGGACGCGCTCCAGCTCAACATCCTGGATCTGTTCGCCGCCGTGCGCAGTCTGCCCTACAACGAGGACGGCTACGCCAGCGTCCGCACCGCCTGCCTGGACACCATCAACCGGTTCATCAACTTCGGGGCCATCCGGACGGGCATCAGCCTGAGCCAGACGCAAAAGGTGCAGCTGTTGCAGGAGATCGGCAAGGACGTGAGCCAAACGCTGGAGAGCTCCGGCTGGTTCATGCAGATCACGGACCCCGGCGCTGTCATCCGCGGGCAGCGGCAGTCCCCCAACTGCGCGTTTTATTACATGGATGGCGGCAGCATTCAGAGGATCGTGATGAGCGCCACGGCCATCCAGTAGGAGGGATGACATGGATAATCAGGGAAGCATGACCATCACGGCGGCCAACAGCACGTTCTACTTGACCGTGCCCGGCCTCTACAACAGCCCGGTCAAGATCGAGGGCTACAGCACCGACGCCATGGTGAGCGGGGAGGCCATCACTCCGGTGGTGGCGGAAATGGGGGTGGACGGGCATCTGTCGTTCGGCTGGACGCCCACGTCCAAGGCCGTGACGGTCACACTGGCGGCCGACAGTCCGAGCCGTCAGGTCATGGACGACTGGGTGACCTATCAGGATGCGAAACGCGAGGTCATGGTGTGCAGTGCCGAGTTCGCGCTGCCCGGCATCGGCCGTAAATATATCGGCATGCGCGGGGCCATCACCAGCGCTCCGCCCATGCCCGGAGCCAACAAGACGCT